CGCGGGCGTTGAGTTTGCTGATGGGTTCGAGGTGCTTGCTCATTTCTTTCCTTTCGGCGCAGCGCGCTTGACAGCATATGCGATGGCAACGGCCTGTTTGACCGGCTTGCCAGCCTTAACTTCAGCCTTCACGTTCTTGCGGAAGGCTTCCTTACTAGCAGACTTGACGAGCGGCATTATTTGCCTTTCTTGGCCGTCTTGGCCGACTGTTTGAACGCCTTGTTGGTCGGCGCGCCAGGCGAGCCGGGCTTCCTCATCTTTTCGCCCGAGCCTTCTTTGATGCGCTCGCGCTTGGCGTGGATGTTAGCGTAGAGTCCGGGTTTGGTAGCCATGATAGCCTTATTTTTGCATGATACGTTGGTTGATCGGTGCGTCTGTAGCAATAAACGGGTTGTACAGAAAATTTTCCGGTGCGTCTTGCTGCCGCACTTTTGCGGGTAGCCGCACAACGCTTTCATTTCTCATGTAGCTGTATTCAGGGCGTTTTGCGCCGTAAGTGCTAAAAGACCCTATGTATTCACTAGGCACAATTCTGACAGGCATGTATTCCACACCTTGCTCCATCAATACCATAGCGCGGTGACGCCCTTCATGCCCGGTTACGCGGGCGCGTGATTGGTCCTTAGACACACGCATTTCCAAATACGGAACATCCGCAAGCGGTGTGTTCGTGCTGATAGCTTGCCGAATGCGGTCCAATTTTTCTTTGCTTGGTTTTTCTAGCGGCGCAGACAATGACAAGAAATCTTGGGGGCGCACAAACGCAAGCGTTTCTTTTGCTTTGGGGTCGTTAGCTTGCTTAACTGCTCTTTGCACGGCGTTAGAGTCAAACAAATTGCTCGCCGCAACAACTTTATCCGCAACTTTAGACCCGGCAGAAAGTGACGGTACAAGGGGTAAAAGCCCAAGCCCAAGCAGCATTGCGTCGCCGTAGTTACCTTGCCGCGCCGCTTGCACAGCGTCGTAGCCTGACAAAAGATCACCAATTACAGGCGTAAACCCCAGCGCAGTCTTGGCAACATCCGATGCTTGTTCGGGTGACGCATAGCCACCTTGAAGCGCCCTAGCTTTTGCGCCCTGCGCGGCTATGTTTGGATTGCCAAAGTACGGGCGGCTGAGATCGGCTAAGGCGTTGGCCGGTGTGGGGGCAAGTGCATTGCTAGGCATTTAGCACTTCCAACGTTTGAGGGATGCTTTAGCGCGCTCGCCATCTTTGGCTTTCTCAGCCACTGCGGACATTCTGGCACAGAAGGACGCCTTGCGGCCAGCGTCGGCCTTAGTCTTGGGGCTGGGCGCCGGCGGCTTGAGGTTGGAGCCGGTGGCTGCGTTGTACTTGGCGCGGCCCTTGGCGGTCAGGCCCGCGCCCTTGCTGACGGGTAGCTTCTCGCCCCGTCCAACGCTTAGAGACACGCCTTTTTTAGCCATTCAAGCACCCATCCAACTGGTTACAGCCCCGCCACTATACCCGCTTGCGGTGCGGATGTGTGACTTTGGCTCACGATACTCTCGGCTGGCGACAGGATACGCAAACGTCAGCGCGATGGCGTCTGCTGCGTCCGGTGAGGCCAGACCACGGGCTTTCATGTCCTTTTTGGACTCTAGATAGATCGTACCACGCGAATCGGGCTTCATCTTAGGCGAAATCAGGTCACTTTTCAAGAACCTGTCGTTGGGCACACTGGCTGTTTTCAGCCAATCGCGCATATCGCCCCACATTTCAGCCCGTTTGTTGCCGTACATAATGGGGTTTTTGGCCTTGTTGCCGAAGTTCACGCCCCTGACCTTGTACCGCTGCTCTTTTAGCCGGTCTACGACCCCCGCCCCCAGCCCGCCCTCGTCGATGTTGACCAGCGACGGCTTAAACTCCTCAATCGCGTCGATGACGTGCCCGACCACCGTCATGGTGTCGTCGCCCCGGTGCCGGATCAGCTTCACAATGTCGCGCCCCTGCCGCACGGCGATGACCGTTGCGTCTGCCCCGAACCGCGCCGGGTCTACGCCGATCACAATCGGCGCCGACTGGTCCATATGCTTGGCCCGTTTCATTGCCTCATCGACCACGCCGATGCTGATGAACTGATCGTCGCCTTCGTTCGGGAACTGACCGTACACCTCGACGTGCGCCTGTGAGGAGTCCGGCCCGTATTCCGCAATGATCTGCTCGTAAACCGCTTTGTCGGTGCCCTCGACCGTCCTGGCGTCCACTATTTTTGACGCCCAGAACTCCCGCTTGCTGTTAAACGCCTCGTAGAAGTACCCGGTGTTGCGGCGCGGGTTGGAAAACGCCAGCCAAAAGCGGTTTGGCGTGTTCTCCGTAAAAAATCCGCTGGTCACCGCCCAGATCGAGTCGTCGATACCGGACGCCTCGTCAAATATCACCATCACGCCGTCGAAGTTATGCACGCCAGCGTAGGCGTCTGGGTTCTCAGCCGACCACAGCCGCCCCTCAACGCCCCAGTATCTGGTGCCTTTCTTCAGGTCGCGCTCGACCAGCTCCGTCAGCCATTTGGCCGGCATCAGTCTGGTAGCGCTTACTTCAAACCAGTGGCTGTTGATTGACATCGCCAGCCACTTTGTCAGCTCGGCCCAAGTGATACTGCGGAGCTGGCTCTCACTGTTGGCCGATATGATGGTCGTTGAGCCGATGCGCGTGGACAGCATCCAGTCCGTGATCCAAGACACCAACGCCGACTTACCGATACCCCGGCCCGAGCTGACTGCCAGGCGCAGCACGTCGAAGTCCACCTTGCCGCCATTGCGTTTGATGTGCTCGGCCATAGTCGCGAGCACCTCGCGCTGCCACTTGCGCGGGCCAGTGAAGTGCTCCAGTGGCGTGCCCTTGACGCCCCACGGGTACGCGAACATCACAAACGCCAGCGGGTTGTCCTTGATCGCCGGGCTCCATAGCCGAGCCATCAGCTCCTGCTCATCCTGCGCGCTGTAACGTGTGGTCTGCATGTTGTAGCACTTGGCTCGGGTTGTTTTCGATGACGTCCACAACGTCTTGGACGCGTCGCTCGGCCTCTTGTAGCGCCGCTGTGATGCTGATCGACTGGTTCACATCTACTGTAATGGCCTGCTTGGCTACCCAGCCGTGGACGTTTTGAAGGATCGCCAGCGCCGCCTTGGCGTCGCCTTGCGCTGCGGCTTCGTGCAGCAGGTGACTCATCTCCAGCTCGCCCTCGGCGCGTCCCTTGAGTTCAGCGTACTCCGCGATCTCGTCAAACTGCTTGAGCCTAGCGTACTCCTTGGGCAACATGCCTGCGGCCAGCGCCAGGTTGTCGCCCTTAAGGCCGAGCTTGGCAGCCTTGTAGATGCGATGCAGCCGGTCCTCAGTCGCTTGCAGTTGACGCGGCTCGTATGGCAGGGTTTCGAACATGGGCCGAATATAGCACTTTTGCAAAAAATAAAAAAGTTTGAGCAACCCCTCCGCTGCCGTGACCGGCCGGTCCCCGGCCCCCTCCCCCCCCTCGGTTTTGGCCGCGCGCCGCCTGGGCGACGGCTTGGGTCGGATTGTCACATTGTCACGCGGCGCAGGGTCGAGGGCTTCCGTAACTGCTCGCACCTGGGCGCCAGTCATGGGTCATTTGGGTCATGGCCGATTGATGACCCAAATGACCCATAAACGTGGGCGCTGGGTCATGGGCCATGGGTTATGGGTCATTTGGGTCATATTGCCATCGTTTTGAAGTCGGTCGACCCCCTTTGGGGCGGCGGCTGACGGCGCGGCCCATTGTGACTACTGTATATCCATACAGTATATTTTTTATCTCTCTCTAGACTTATAGACTAATGACAATATGACCCAAAAGCCCCGATTCCCCTATGGCGCGTGCTGGGTCATCGCGCCTCTCAAACGCGACAATCCATAACCGAACCTCGACCCAACCTAGGGTTTGTCCCTACAAAATAGCTGTTGACTCATAAACGAGATTCCCTTACAGTCTCTACATCGCACTGACGCGATGCAACTACAGTAAAGGCAAACCATGAAAGAAATTCTGATTTACGGCCTCGCCCAAGGCGAACGCCGCGACTACATGGAAGAACTGCTGGCATGCTTCAAAGACGGCGCAAACACCGCCGCGAACATTGAGCGCGTCAAAAGCGCCGCTAGCGCCGCCGGTTTCCATTCTTTCCGCGTTACCGGTTACGCCGGCGAAGCGCCTAACTTTGCCAAGGCGGTGAGCGTATGAAAACCGCTAGCTGGGTCATCGTCAACAAGGCAACCGGCCAAGCCGTGTTTGAGACGTTCAACGAAAACACGGCCAAGGCCGTCAACGAGCGCCTCTACAAAGCCGTGCCAATTCTGGAATGGCTGCAAAGCCTGAACCGTAAAGCCTAACTCTCATCAACCCTCGCGCGGCCCGAGCGGCCGCGCTTAATCAAGTAAAGGACCAGACCATCATGCAACCCCTCATCCAATTGCCCAACGACGTGCAAGCCGCCGGCTACAAACAAACCCGGCCATTCCACCATGAGCAGGTTTTCCATAGCCCCAGCGCCAACTTCACCGGCACCGAGCGCGAATTCTTGCAAGCCGGCCACGCTTACGCCTACATCCAACTCGACGCCTACGCCCGCGTCACCGTTCAGTAAAGGACAGACCATCATGAACCGCGTCACTGAAGCCCAATTGCAAGCCATCGTCGACCGCCTTAACCGCATTACGGGCATGCCCGCCGCGCCCTACGTCAACGGCAAGGCGCAAGTCGGAAACTATCACCTCAGCCACGCCTACGGCGGCGTCTGCCTGCACCGGATGCACAACGAAGGCGGCGGCGTCTCCTGCCCCATCGTTGGCGGCCACGTCACCAAGCGCGAACTGGCAAACCTTATGCACGCTTACATCGCCGGCCTTCAGGAGGTGACAGCATGAGGCAACACTACACCCCCGAACCCCAGCGCCGGCCTAGCCTGCTGCGCGACTTCCTCGCCGCGCTCA